ATTATTTTTTAAGTTAATATATATATTGTATATAGTATATAGTTTAATCTAGGGGGGCTTCAGATTTGCTATCATAGTGTTAACCAGGACACATCCAGGCTTGATTCACTTAAGATTTTCTAGCTCCTGGGGTTTTTATCTATCCATTTTTGCCGATCCCACTTTTGGTATAGGCCTTTTAGCAGGTCAGCCTATGTTTTTAGCCCTTTGATTCAAGTTATTCAGGTGATTTTTCAAAGTCCACATATGAGAAAAAACCTCTTTGTGACTTACCTCACAAAATCTTGTTTGAGGGTTTATATTAGCCAGCTTGAAACGACCCCCCTGAATATGACTACAAAAAACACCAAAACCCTCTCTGACCAGCGGAAACAGTGTATACTAGTTTTACAAAACCGCTGGTCAGAGAGGTTTTTATTTTTCTGGTTACAGGGAAATCTTGCTCGCCACAACCGGCCCACCTGCAAGGTTCCAACCGCGGAAGCCAGCCTCGGCCCTCAAACGACCCCAAAAACGCTCAGATCGGCCTCAAAACCGCGATTTTCCTGGCCTGAGAGCCTTGAAAGCCAGGTCTCGCCCCTCCCAAAACCGCCTCCAGCGGAAGCCATATAGCGTTTCCGCAGGTCAGAGTCTCTAGTTCTTTTCCTCGCGCGCGGTTCCTTATATAGATCATAAAAGTCTTGTTAGGTTAGCCTTGCCTAACCAAGCCTTCTTCTCCGGGCTCGAAACCACCCGAGCGGATGCCATGAACTCAGCGGACGCACGAGACGGCATCTGACAGCTTCTGTGGCGGCCTGAAAACCCCTATGGGCCATCGATACCCGAAGGCTATATGTTCTCAAGCGAGAGGGGCCTTACAGCTCGATTTAGAAGGGGTCATCTACCACCGATGACTCAGCTGACAAAAGAGCTCTCTTCGAGTGCCCGATTGTGTGGTTTTAAAGTTCAAAGCGTTGAACTTTAAAGTTCATGCAAAAGATTATCACGTTTGAAGCCGCCTCTGACCTGCGGCGCAAGGTCAATTTCTACCCCCAATTGCTTGAATGCAAAAAATCCGAGGTCGGTGTGACATGTATCACATAAGAAAATACCATGTCTAATCCTAAGAAAATCCTTAGAAAACACCTACAGAATGCTGATCGAAAGTTTGTTCTAGAGTGCGACCTGGGAAAACAGAATTAGTGGGTTCGAATCAACTAATTCCCTAAGGGGGGTTCTAATTTTCAAATCGCTCTGACCAGCACAAACAGAAATTGAACACCGATTTTCTACTAGTTATCAAACCTGATAAGGTGAACCACCCCTTCTATTTACCCCCGAAATTTCGATTTAAGTTCACTATGGTCAGAGGGTAAAAAGCAAACCTGCAGCAATTTGAACACTGTTCTATAACGAAATGATAACGGACGAAATCAAGTCTGCTACCACGACTCTCAAGCTGAGCATAAACCGCAGGTCAAACCCCTCGGCTCAAAACAAAACAGCAGGTCGGTTCTATTCGAACACCCACTCACGTCCTTTCTGACGGCCTAACTCATAGCTCCGAGGGGTACACCGGCCCAGAAGGGGGCCAAATCGCTCAGAGGGGCTCACAGGCGCCGATTTTGCGAATTGCATTAAAACGCAACTTATCGGGAATGATTTTTATTTAGTTTCGTCACTATTTTCGTCACAGCCTATTAATAGACACATCTGCTACCTGTCGAGCTATAGGTTGTCTGATGTGTGATCAAGAACACATTGACGCTTAGATGGGTCGTGTGATATGGCCAGCAGAAAAGAGCGGACGCATTGACAATTCTCGACGCATTAGATATGGTTTAAACGACTCAGAAAGGAATTTTGACACATGTTGTGTTACATCGAGAACGCCAGTAAAGAGGTGTCGGTCAAAGAGGGGGACGTTTTCCTCTTCACTCCGCCGCAATCCGAGCGGGAAACCATCGACCAAATCATCAAAGTCGTTGATCTCATTCAATCAATGAATCCCAACGACTTGGTTCCTCTTGAGGAGCGAGTTGTGAAGTGGATGAGCCCTGGTCTTTCCCTGGAGGAGGCCACCATCCGCATGGAGGTCAAGGACCACATGCCAGTGACGGAGGTGAAAAACACCGCTTTCGTTGGGAGTTGGAAGGAAATCCCAGACAACCGGTTCACCCTCAACAAGCCGTCAGCAAACGGTCGAATCGGGTCTGATACGATCACCACCCATTCGGCGCTATCCACCCTCGAAGTCCTTGAAGCGCGGGCTCGTTCCCTGGCAGACCGCCTACTGGACGGCCGCATCCTGGCGGGGCACTACCGAGACAGTAACGAGGCTGTCGTAACCTTGCCGAAAAACAAGGATCATCGCGTCGGACTGAGGCAGTTGGATGTGGTTGTTCGCCTCATGGCTTCCCAACTGGACGAGGTTTTGTGTGAAATAAAAGACTTCGTGTATCAGGGGACATTCGCGTCCAGGAAGCAAAGCTTCACTCTTTCCAACTGCGTGGCTAAGGCAGCGAAGCAGGCGGGGGTTGACGGTCTCATTCGCTCCTACGATGTGAAATCAGTCGACATTCAATTCCCCGACCGGTCTTCCTCGATTTCCTTCACTAAAGCCCTGGACGATGTTTCCTGCGGATCGTTGAAAATCGTTGCTTTGAGCCGCTGTGTGCTTCGGGTTGAAAGCCTAACCGCCGCGGAAGCAGTGAAGCTTTTCGAGAAGGAAGAAGAGGTCGCAAAATGAGCGCTAAAGAACAGGTAACCGAAATCCTCGACGACCGCCATAGTCAGTACGGCGAGGCCAGCGACACTTTGCAGCTAATCGCCGACTACTGGAATGCTTTTCTGCACGGCATCAACGGTCATTCCCAAGACTACAAAACCTCGCGGGTTCAGTTGACGCCAGAGCAGGTGGCGCAAATGATGGTGTTGTTTAAGGTGGCACGCGCACAGCGCGGACGCTGGGCTGAGCATGGCGACCCTACAGACGACATGCTGGACACCATTGGCTACGCCACTCTCGCTGTTGACGTACTGGCAAGAGAAGCGGCTTGTAAACCAATCCTTAGGCCGGATCGACTAAGCTTCGCAAAAACGGCTCTTGTTGATAGTATTCGGTCTCTAGACAAAGAGAAGAATATATCTAAAGAAGCCGCCGACGACATAGAGGACATGGTTCTAAGGGGTTCCTCTGGGGAAGAGCTTTCGGAGGCGGTCGAGCAGTGGTCCGACCGCGGGCTCATCTCTATAACAGCTTCTCTCACTCTTCTTGACGACATCCATCAGATCACTGAAGCCGAGAAGCTGTCATAAGGAGCTAGTCGATGCGCTTTCACAATGCAACACAAGTCGGGATTAGGCGAGCCATCCGCGGAGTACTCGACCTGAGCCGGAATGAGGTAGACGACAGGGTAAGAGCTGTCATCTGGGAATCTGTGATGTTCGACTCTTTCGACGAAATGGAGCCGAAAATCAAGGGTTTCCTGGCTACAGGAGAAATCAACGATGACGTTTTCTGGCGTCTAGCCCCACTCGTTATGAAGGGGCAGATGCTGGTTGAGGAGGGATTTGAATGACCACAGCTTTTGATCCGTTGCAGGTCACAGACGAACAACTGAAGAAACTCGACCGGGAAGAACTTGAAGCGGTTGTCCGGGTTACTGAAACCCAGGCGGCAGCCCTGGATAAGGAGCTAGGTGAGTGGTTCTTCAAACCGGAGGAGCTTGAGGAGCCGGAAGAGGTTCAAGGCGGCTCGCCGAAAGGGGTTTTCTTCGCCACGCTTGAATACGAGGAGAAAAACTGGAAAGATGACCTAGCGAAGGCCAGGAAATGCCCGGAAGCTCGGCAACGGCAAGCCGAAATCGGACGCCTACTCGCGCTGCGGGGAACAGCTGTTGTGATGCTTGTTCGCCTGGCCGATGAAGAATACGACCTTATCGAGAAGTCAAGAAAGGACTAGGGCGATGAGCCTGGAGGAAATCACACGGGGTGTGCACACCCAGATCAAAGCGGAGACCGGAGAGGTTAAACTCGCGGTAGCCCTCATTGTTATGACACAAGGCGACGAACCAGATTCGGACAGCCTTGCCGCTCATTCTGTTGGTTTTGAGGACCAGATTGGTCTCGGATCGACCTTGGCGATCATTGGACAGCAGATGTTGCAGGCTCAGGGGCTTGGTGATATTGACCCAAATCGAATTATCGACGCCTCGGACGACGAAGTGCTCGCTAAGTTCATTGAAGGAGAAGAAAATGCCTAAAGTAACCCTTATCGCTCACACCGGTTTATCTTCGGATTTTCGGGAACTCCTACAGAAGAAGATGCCAGCGGTTGGAGGCGAAACCCCAGCGGCCTCACTGATTGAGTTCGCTGGACGCAACTGCTACCAGAGCTTCCACCGGCCAAACGAGGAAACCAACACGCCAGAAAAGTACATCCATGCCACGGTGCACGACAAAAAGCACTACAGCATCCTGGAGCACGCGTCTGCGTCGTTCCTTTTGGAGGGTGTGACTCGCGCGTTCCTGGCGGAGATCACCCGGCACCGCCACCTGTCGTTCTCTGTGGAATCACAGCGGTTCGTGGACTACGAGAATGCCGAATTCGTTTTGCCACCTGCCCTAGAGGTTCTGACTGACGAGGAGCTGGTTGAGACAGGTATTTTCGAAGCGGAAGCCGAGATTCGTGAAGCCTACCGACGGACTAAAGAGGCCCTAGAGCGCAAGGGAGTGACCGGCAAGAAAGCCAAGGAAGCTGCCCGTTCAATCCTGCCTAACTCGACATCGGTGTCGATGGTCGTGTCTGGTAATTTCCGCGCCTGGTTGGAGGTTCTAACACGCCGCACCCAACCGGACGTCGATGCGGAGTTCCAGGTGGTGGCTCGTAGCATTCTTCTTCGCCTGAACGAAGTTTGCCCGGAGGTTTTCAGCGAGCTGGCTGAAAAAGTCATGACGGAAACCCACCCAGACGAGTACAACCTAACTGAGCTTATGAACATGCGCCATAACGACAAAAAGGCCATTCTCATGTGGCTCGGTGACCCCAGCAGGTGGGTTTTCGGTCGAAGCAAGGAGGCCGAATCGTTCGGCAAACCAACCATTACAGTCAAGAACAGGCTCTATCATCCGGTGACAGAGGAGAAGGGAGCCAAGGCACTTAAGAGGGTCCTGCACGCGGACACGGTTCTAGTTGCCGTGAGCCTCACGGACCCGGAGAAGGCAGAGCATGTTGTCACCATCATCACTGACGACGGGCCTGTTGCAGTCAACAAGAAGCTTTCCAAGTTCCTTGGCGTCGAGCATTCCTCTGCGTCCTCCGGCGAAAAAGACTCTCCTGAGCCCGCCTTGCCTAACGAGAAGGAAGGAAGACGAGGCCCAGACCTCACGAGCGCGGTTCGTGCTGTGGAACGGTGGAATACCCAGGCTGGTCAACTCGACCCCTACAACCTAAAATGGGATGAACTCCCACACTGCCGCCAGGCCGTGGATTTCCTGCGTGAGGAAGTCAACGAGGTTGAGCTGGCCGCGATGAGCCTGGAGGATGACCGCGTCGAACTCCTCGACGGCATCGCAGACGTACTGTTCACTCTTTTCGGGCTGGCAGCCAAGGCCGGTCTCACCGATAAGGTTGAACCAGCGTTTTGGGAGGTTGTACGCAGCAACCAGACCAAACTCATCGACAACAAGGTTCTCCCTGGTGGGAAAGTCGGCAAAGGCCCCCGCTATGAGCCACCGAACCTAGCGCAGTTCTTCCCCGAGGGCTGGTAATTCCCACTCCTAGATAGAATGGATGTAACCACTATCTAGGAGTTTTTCTATGGCCAAAGCAGGACGAAAATCACGACGACTGACCACCCGCACAAAAGGCAACGGCCTCGGCGGCGGCAAGTGGGGGCATAATTTCGAGCCGAAAAACGCGGTTGCTCGCGCGCAGAAGAAAAAGACCTGGGGGCAGAAAGGCGGACAGAAGAAATCTTCTTCCGCCAAGACCGGGTCTCGAGCCAAGAAGCGCTAAATGCGGTTTTGTTCGTGGTTTACTGAGGAGCCCCGGTATCGGGCCTGCACTAACGCAGCCCTGCCGGGGAAATCACGCTGCGCGGAACATCAGGTTAAGCGTCGACAAGGTGATTTCACAGCGGCCATTCGACGGCAGGTGATCGACCTGTATGGCGGTCGTTGTGCTGTGTGCGGGGAGCCTGGTACCGAGGTCGACCATGTTGTTGAGCTGGCGGAATTCCAGCCGCACGAGCGCTGGCAGGCAAACCTAATCAGTAACCTGCAGCTTTTGTGTTTCATGCATCATTCCGCCAAAACCCGCGCATACAACTCTGTTGCGGAAGACCCGAACGATTTTCATAGGTCGGCCCGCAGTCGTAAACGCTCGCGGATGCGTAGGGGTGGTTTCGGGGTTTAGATGGAAATTATTGTGCCGCAGCTTGAGACGCTGCCGGACGGCACCCTGGATATTTGGCCGTCCCTTGGACCGCAGATCATCGAGTTTTTGGAGGACCGGTTTGTTTATGGTCCAGGTCCGCTAAAGGGTGAACCGTACAAGGTTCGTGACGACTTCCGCTACCTGTTGATGCGCGCTTATGAGCATTTTCCCGACGGGTACCACCTGAAGTTCGGAGACATCGACATGGACATGTCCGGTCGCCGCCACTTCACTGAGGTCAATGTCTCCCTGCCGAAGGGTGCCGCTAAAACCGAGTTCATGGCGCTGATTGCTTTGGTGGAACTACACCCGGACGCGCCGATCCGTTTCAACGGCTACGATCCGAAAGCACCCGGCGGACTCGCGCCTGGCCGATCCGTCGTGTCGCCGTACATTCCCATGTTGGCGCCGACAAAGGACATGTTGGACGACCTGGCCTACGGTGCGGCGAAAGAAATCGCCAACCTCATTGATGATGCGGGCCTGTTTGACGTAACAAACGAGCGGATTCAAATCCAGGGCGAAGCGGACTCGCGTATACTCCCTGTCGCACCTAATCCGAACGCTTTGGACGGTAAGAAGCCGACTTTTCAGTGCATTGACGAGCCTCACCGCCTGTATGAGGACCGGCACCGCAAGTCGTATGCCACGATGAAAAACAACCTGCCGAAGCGTAAAATGGACGACGCTTGGCAGTTGACTTGCACCACAGCCGGTGACCCCGCCGAGCCTTCTATTGCGCGTGACCAGTACCAACA